ATTAGCATCACACGATTCTGCAGCTGATCTTGAAGAAAGACAGAATGCAGTAAGAGCTACAAGAAGAGCAGCTTACGGTGATTTGGGTAGCCAACTCGACATGCAGTACCACGATTCAGTAGATGGTACAACTACTTGGAAAGACCACGTAGCAGCTGTCAAGAGTGCAAACCCAATTCCAACTGAGTAAGGAAAATACACATGGCAGGATTAACTAAGATTACAACCAAGTCTTTAGATTCAACAGTTCCTGTTGTTTCTACAGGTACTATTGTTCCTTGGACAGATTCTAGTATTCCTACAGGTTATTTAGAATGTGATGGTTCTGATGTTTCAAGAACTACATACGAAGATTTATTTGATGTTATTGGAACAACTTATGGATCTGGTGATGGATCAACAACTTTTGGTTTACCTGACTTACAAGACAATGTAGCAGTAGGTAAATCCGGAACAAAAAATTTAGCCTCTACTGGTGGATCCAATAATGTCACTGGAAACATAGCCAATGCAACTTTATCGACTGCACAATTAGCATCACACTCACACGGATACAACATGGCAAACTCAGGAACTAATAATAATAGAGTTGCTAGGGGTGGAAATGTTGCAACACCTAATCCGGGAAACACAAATAATTCTGGAAGTGGTTCAGCTCATGGACATAATTTTACTGGAGATTCAAACGCTGCACTACAACCTTATTTAACTTTAATTTACATTATAAAAACATAGTTATGGCAACAAACGCAAATTGGACAGTAGTATTTGATGACAGATGCATTATTAAAAATAATGGTGCTGAATCTGGCACAGGTTATGTAATTAATGATGATAATTTTTGGAATCAATCTAATTTTTCAAACATGTGGGCTATTCAATATGGAACTACTCCATCAACTGATGAAGTAGAACACAGAGATGAAACACCTCACGCAACATGGGCTAGCACAGGTTTAGACTTCCAACCATTTATTGATAAATGGGACGCTGCACACTTAGAACAATTACAAGCGAATTGGGATGCAGATGATAGAGATGAATCAGAAAAAGGCCCAAGACCTACATCTTACTCATCTTAATAACATCCAAGAAGTTAAAATATATTTTTCACCAGATAAAGGTGAATTACCTCTATGTACATAAGGAAAACCAGCAGGCCAAATAACTATTCTTCCTGTTTTAGGTTTAACTCTTTTTGAAAAATGTAAAAATTCTGTTTCACCACCTTCTTCAACATCGTTTAAATATATTGAAAAAACAAAAGCTCTTGGTTCGTTGTCGTAACCTACGCCATGTTCGATATGCCAAACATGATAACCTTCTGTTGGTAGTGTTTTTTGTATTTTTAAACTTGTATAAAAAAATTTATTAACACCATAACTATCTCCTGCTCCTGTGTTTTTTAAATAGTTAGTCCAAGCAAGATCATAATTAAACATCATTGTTTTTAATTCTTCCCACCAAACATCAATATTTTCACCATTAGCAAAATATTGTTTGTCTTGTTTTCTTAAAACAGATTCATTTTCTGAAGTCATTCTATTTAAAGTTTTGTTAAATTTATTTTGTGCTTCAAATAAATTTATGGCTTTCTTACATTCTTCTTCTGTAATGTAATTATCATAGATTCCTATAAAATTATTTATGTTTGCAATTTTATCTTTCATTTATTTTTTTACCATAAAAACCTATAGATGCAATTACTCTTGGAGTAAGTCCTATTACTTTATGCTTTAATCCTTTAGGAATAAATATTAAATCCCCTTTGTTAATTTCATAATCTTTTGTTTCTTCATCATAAATTCTATATATTATTTTTCCATTTAATCCTATTATATAAACATCTTCAATATCGATATGGCTTTCTCCAACTTGAGTTACAAAACTAAAAAACAAATCTACTTCATCTCTCTGATCCATTTCATATTTAAATAACTTTCTAAAGAAATCAAAAAATATTTTAAACTCCGAAAGACAATTTATAATTTCTTTTATTTGAAAAACATTTTTTAAATTAGGTAGGCTAGTTTTTTCTATTACAGTTAATGAATTTTCATCTATTAATCTACTAACAAAATTAGCATCATATTCTTTGGTTAAGGTGGTAAAATTCTTGACTAAGGTAACCTTATCCTCTTTTATTGAATTAGCTTCTTTTTCTCTTATTAACATTTCTTAATTTTTGTTGTATATTTACCATATTTTTTGTACAATTCAAATTATGCCACTAACCAAATTACAGTTCGCACCCGGAATAGACAAACAAGATACCGATTATGGCGCAGAAGGCCGTTGGGTAGATTGTGATAATGTTCGATTTAGATATGGTCTTCCTGAAAAAATAGGAGGATGGGAGAACTTATTACCAGAAGATTTGATTGGTTCTGCTAGAGATCAACATACTTGGTCTGATTTAGCAGGAGAACCTTTATCCGCTATTGGAACGGATAGAAAATTATATGTATACTACGATGGTGTTGCTTATGATGTAACTCCTCTTTCAACAACGATCGCCGCAGAATTTACTTTTACAGCTTCAACTACAATTGTAAATGCATTAGCCACTGCTCACGGAGCGGTGTTAGGTGACTTTGTAACTTTTTCAACTGTATCAGGTGTTAATGTAGTAAACGTTACTAACTCTGATATGGAGAATGAATTTGAAGTAGTAGAAGTTGTAGATGCGGATAATGTAAAAGTAGACATAGCCGATCTTGGTATTACACCGGGAACTGTTACTGCATCGGGGACCGCGGCTGGTGCTGCATTTCAAATTAACGTTGGTGAGGATGTATCTGCATCAGGACTTGGTTGGGGTGCCGGTGGATGGGGTCTTGGTACTTGGGGTAGTCCATCTTCAGCTGTATCAGCTAACAACTCAAGAAACTGGCAGTTAGATAATTTTGGTGAAGATTTAATTGCATTACTTATAAATGGTAAAGCATATAGATTAGATACTTCTGCTTTTATATCTGACAGTACAACTCGTGCCACAGAATTAACAGATGCTCCTGATAGATCTAACTTCATGTTAGTCTCTTCAAGAGATAGACACATTTCATTTTTAGGAACAGAAACAACACCCGGAACATCTACTACTTTTGATCCTATGACTGTATTGTTTGGATCACAAGAATCTATAACTGATTTTACTCCAACTGCTATTAACACAGCAGGCTTTCAAAGATTATCGGACGGTAACATGGTCATGACTGCAGTTAGAACCAGAGGAGATACTTTAATTCTTACAGATAAATCTGCTCATGCAATGCAATATGTAGGGCCTCCTTATACTTTTGGTTTTAGACAGATCGGTACTAACTGTGGTGCGTTTGGACCTCACACAGCTGTTGAAGCAGAAAACGTTGTCTTTTGGATGAGTGATGGTGCTTTCTATTTATTTGATGGTGCTGTCAAAGAACTACCTTGTTCTGTTCAAGATTACATATTTGATGATTTAAATGCATCACAAAGATATAATATATATGCAGGAGTCAATCTTGCTTTTGGAGAAATTAATTGGTTTTACCCATCATTACAATCAGACTATATTAATAGAGTTGTAACTTATTCTTACAAAGAAAGAGCATGGACTATTGGTTCGTTAGATAGAACTACTTGGGAAGGTAGAGACGCATTTCAATTTCCTATTGCAACAGAATATGATCCATCTTCTACTACAACAGCAACACCAACTGTTATTGGTTTAACACAAGGTAGATCTAGACTTTATAGACACGAGACAGGAACTAACGCTGATGGAGAAGCAATGACTTCTTATATTGAATCTGGAGATGCAGATATTCAAGATGGAGAAAATATTATGTTTGTAAGAAGATATATTCCTGACTTTAAAAACCAAGAAGGTGTTGTAAATATGACTTTAAAAGCAAGGCAGTATCCTAATCAATCTTTCTTTTCTACTATAAATTCGACTGTATATAGCACTACAACTAAAGTAGATACTAGATTAAGAGGAAGACAAGTAGCTCTTCGTATTGAAAGTAATTCAACAGGATCGGCTTGGAGATATGGTACGTTAAGATTAGATGCACAACCAGATGGACGTAGATAATGGCTAAGATTGAAGTACCTAGATTACCGAACGCAAAAGAAAATTACGATCAAGGTCAATTTGATCAAATGATTCGTTTACTAGAACAAATGGTTTTAACATTAAATTCAAACTATCAGCCAAGAGTAACTGAAGATAAGTCAGAAGCTCAAAGTTGGTATACGGCGAGATATTAATGGCAAACGTATATAAAAATGCAATCGTACCTGTAGATACCACTGTATTGACTACAACATATACTTGTCCTGCAACAGCTAGAGCTGTCATTCAAAATATGCAATTTGCAAATGAATCAGGTAGTGTAGATGTAAAAGTTCATTTATATGATGTTTCTGAAACTACAACTGTTGAAATAGGTCATGATACTTTAAGTTCAAAAGAAACTGTTAATCTTGCTAAAGGTCCTATTGTTTTGGAAGAAGGTGATTCTTTATTAACGACTGTAGGTAATTCAAGTATTCAGGGAGTTATCTCAATACTTGAAATTAATAGAGATTAAGGTATAAAAAGGTATGAGTATTATCAAAGAAGGACAAATTGGTACAACAACAATAGGTGGAAAAGAGGTTCCTGTTATAACTGTTCCGACAGAAACCACTATTAAAAATCTGTTAACTAACACAGAATATGATTCTGAAGAAGCTGCACAAGCAGACATTGCAGATCCAAACACTGCAACGACTGCTGAACATGTTCAAAGAAATGTAAAAGTTAAGTGTGCAAAATTAGTTGACCTAATAGGGCTTTCTGGAAAGAACGGTAAATGATATCCGGCGATAGTTCAGACTACCACTATTTTGATTTAGCTGTATCAAAGCTAACTAAACCAATCGGAATGTCCCTTGAGTTAGGTGTTCGTAGAGGCCAAGGTAGTAAATGCATTATAGATGCTTACCGTAAACATCACCCTCAAGTAAAACTATATCATCTAGGTGTAGATCCTTATGGAAACATATTATACAACTGTGATGATAGCGATAATCCAATGAGATTAGATTATACAGAAGACATGAAGAAAGATATGATAAATGATTTTAATCAGTTATATCCTGAATTTTATTTTGTTAATTTAGAAGACAAAGAATTTTTTAAAAGATACCACGACTATTATCCAATCTATAACTTTGTAAAAACTAAAATAGATAAGTTTGAAGTCGTTCATTACGATGGGCCACACGATACCCCGAGTATAATGGAAGAAACAGAATACTTTTTAAATCATAAACCAGAACAATGTTTCTATATTTATGATGATATAAAAAATTTTGATTTACAAAAAATAGAAGATCATTTAGTAAAGAATGGTTTTTCATTAATACAAAAGGGAGAGAGGAAGGCAGTTTATGAATTTAGAACCTAAAGGCGGCACAGAGATTTTAAAGAAAGAGCTAGGAAGTAGACTAAAAGAAAAAGATTTAAAAGGTATTAACTTAATTAAATCTGTTTGTCATCCTCAGTTCTTGGACAAAGAAAAAATAAACATTGTTTGGCAACATTTAAGTTACGATCAACCTAATGTTCAGTTAATGAAAGACAGAAGGTTTGTTGATCAAGTAGATTACTTTGTATATGTCAGTCATTGGCAGTTTAATAAATTTAGAGAACACTTTGCTATTCCAGAATATAAGTCTTTTGTAATTAAAAACGCAACCCCTCTACCAAGCCCAAGGATAAATATTGTAGGTGGAAGAGTGCAGATAATGTATTCTTCTACTCCTTGGCGTGGTTTATCTGTTTTATTATTAGCCATAGATATTTTGAATAAAAAGAGAGATGATTTTACTTTGAATGTTTATTCATCAACAGAAATATATGGAAAAACATTTAATGATATGGAAAGCGATAAATATAAAGTTTTATTTGAAAGATGTAAAAATACTAAAAATGTTAAGTATCATGGTTTTGTAGAAAACGATGAAATACTAAAACAACTTACTAGAACTCACATATATGCGTACCCTTCTATATTTGAAGAAACATCTTGTCTATCTGCTATCGAAGCGATGATCGCGGGATGTAAAGTGGTAACTACTAACTACGGAGCGTTGCCAGAAACGTGTGGAGAGTTTGCATCTATGATAGAGTTTGAACCTAATCTTGCTGAACTTGCAAAAAGATATGCGGTCATTTTGGGTCAAGCAATCGATAATTATAAAGATGGTTTGTATAAAAAACAACTAGAAAATCAAGTTGAGTATTATAAGAATCATTATTCTTGGGATGTAAGAATATTAGAATGGAGGAACTTTTTAAATCATGTCAGAAAAAAGAATAGTTAAGTTATTTATCGCAACACCTGCGTACGGTCATCAGGTTACAACAAATTATGCTAATAGTATGTTTAAATTTTTAGCTGCAAAGTATGATGATATTATATGTCATTCTATGATACACGTTCAATCTGGAATGGCTTTAGTAACACAAGCAAGAAACAATTGTGTAGCAGAATTTATGAAGTCAGATGCAGATAAACTTTTGTTTATTGACTCTGATATAGGCTTTCAACCAGAAGCAATTTATAGATTGTTAAAGTTTGATTCAGAGTTAGTTCTTACACCTTATCCTGTAAAAGGATATAGTAGAGCAGGTGGATTACAGTTTATAATACACTTTCCAAATAGAGATGAAATAGTAGTAGATAAAGAAGGTTTTTGTGAAATAACAGGTGGACCTACTGGTTTTATGATGATTGACAGATCTGTATTTGAAAAGATGGCACAAGCCTACCCTGAAAAGAAATGTGTAAATAAACAAATGATAGGCGACAAAGTACAAACTATGGACGAACATTGGTATACTTTCTTTGAAACTGATGTAGATCCAGTAAATGGCTATCTTGGAGAAGATATTGCTTTTTGTAATTTATGGCGTAAAATAGGCGGCAAAATTTATGCTGATGTAAACACCAGATTAACCCACTATGGTGGTCATTCTTTCTGTGGTTCTTTAGACCAAAGTTTTAAAAATGATAAGTTTAAAGACTCAATTAAATTCGTTGACGACATCAGAAAAAACAAGTAAATTATAACATTTAGGCCTCAATACAAGCTTTGCCAACTTGCTTATCTTACGTTATAACGGAATAAATTATGGGATTTTTAAAGAAAATTACTAAACCTTTCACAAGAGTATTAGACAAAATAATACCCAACGAAGTAAAACCTTTTTTACCTTACGTTGCAGCAGCTGTTCCTTTTGTAGGAGGTTTTCAAACAGGTATTTTTTCAGGTGCAAAGGGTAGAGCTTTATTATCTGGTTTATCGAGTGCGGTAGCGTCCGGAGCTGAAGAAGGGTCTGAAGGTATAGATTTTAAAACAGCATTAATGTCAGCGGGTTTAGGTTATTTAGCAGATCCAACAGCAGCTGATAAATTAAGAGGTATGAAAACTTATTCCAAGGCGCCTCGTCCGATGATTGCTCCAACTAGAACTGGCTTACAAAAAGCAAAAGATTTTGGATTAGATGCTTTAATAAAAGGTTCTGAATTTTTATCAAAACCATCCACGGGCTTTAAAGATTTAGCAGGTAAGTATGCTGTGACTGCCGGTGTAGAAGGTGCAGGTCAAGCCATGAGGTACACGGAACGTGAAGCAAAAGCACAACAAGAAGCAATAGATGCATATAATGCTATGGTTGCTGCAAATAAAGAAGCTAGTTACAATGAGTATTATGATGAAATTATTGATTCTATGTTAAAAGCAGGATTCAGTCAAACAGAAGCTGATGAGGCAGCAGAAGAAGTATTAAGTAATTTTGGAGTATTCAAAAAAGGTGGTATAGTATCATTTAAAAATGGAGGAGATGTAACACCTCCGGGAATGGAAATGGATTTAAGGGGCGGTGGTTTCATACCAATAGGGAAGTATGAAAAGGCCGATGATGTAAAAGCACGAGTCGGATTAAATGAGTTTGTTATGACAGCCGATGCAGTTCGTGGTATGGGTAATGGAGACGTGAGAGCAGGTGCAAGAAAAATGTACCAACTTATGAATAAATTAGAACCAGTAGGAAGGATGACATCGTAATGGCTATCACGGATTTAAACATGAGAGATTTGAGAATGGGTCAAGGTGTAGAAGAAAAACCAGACAATATGCAAATGGCTGGTACTACTTACGAAGAATTCATACAAAATATTAGAGATGTTTTAATGGAAACATTTGCTAAAGACATGTTTGACAAAACACCAGAACAATTAACTGAAGATGAAATCATAGAAATCAATTTATTAATTGATGACAGAATGACTAAAACTGGTGCAAACAAAGACACAACAATGATGGCTGATGGTGGTAGAGTTGGGCTACAAGAAGGAGGAATGCCTGAACCAACTGAAATTACGCAAACACTACCTTCACCACTTTTAACTGGTATTACAACTGCTTTTACTGAAAAATTAAAACCTTTAATAGGAAAAGAAATACCTACAACTTCATACACTGGTGAACAATTTGTTGCTGGAATAGATCCTTTAGAATCTAAAGCAATGAAAGAAGCAGAAGGTTTAGGACAATATATTGGTCCAGATGCTTACAAACAATTCATGTCGCCTTATCAAGAAGAAGTAATAAAAGCTACAGAAGCAGGTTTGCAAAGAGAAAAACAAAAAGCTTTAGCAGGAATGACTGGAGCTGCTGTTGGTGCAGGAGCTTTTGGTGGTGCTAGAGAAGGAATACAAAGAGCAGAATATGGTGCAGCGCAAGACGTTCAAGCACAACAATTATTGTCTCAATTAAGACAAACAGGTTTCCAACAAGCACAACAAGCAGCATTACAAAACTTACAAGCCGCTCAAGGTTTAGGTGGCTATCAAGCAAGTCTAGGTGGAACTAGAAGAGGTATAGAACAAGCTGAGTTGACTGCTCAAAGAGAAGCAGCAAGAGAAGCTGCTTTTGAACCATTTACTAGACTTGGTTTAGTAGGTCAACAAATTGCTTCACTAACACCGGGTGCATTACCATCACAAGTACAAACCTTTACAGCACCTGCAGCGCCAGCTAGTCCGTTTGCAACAGGATTAGGTGTTGCATCAGGTATCGCAGGTGTTGGAACTAAATTAGGATTATTTGGATAATGAGTAGAATATTAAGAAGACCAATGTTTAGAGGTGGCCGTGTCGATAGTCGTGGAACGGGGATTACTTCTGGACTAATGGATGAGCCTAGAGTTGAAGCTCAACAAGGTTTATTTGTAGGTATGGACCCTAGATATTCTGGATTTGGAACTCAACAACCAACAGTAACTTCAGAAGACTTAATTAGATCGTACACTCCTTCAGGTATTCCTCAATATTTACAAGATTTATACCAATCAAATGTTTCACAAATAGTAGATGATAAAAGATTTCCAACAATAACAAAAGAAGATGATGATGAAACTATTATAAGTAATTATCCTCCGATCGATAGATTAGCTGAAAGTTTTAATTTATCAGCAAAAAAAGATAAAGAAGATATTTTAATACCTAAGGCTAAACCTGAACTAAAAGACACTGGTATATCTGATTTAGAAAAAGATACATCTGATTTAAAAAAAGATACATCTGATTTAGAAAAAGACGACACTGATATTAATTTAGAAGACTTGTATGCAGATAGATTAAAAGCAGCTAAAAGAGGAGATATTGCAGACATATTATTAGGTATTTCAGCAGGAGCATTAGAAGAAGGAACTTTAACTGGTGCTGCTAAAGGTGCTGTAGAAGCAGCTAGACAAGCTAGTAAATCAGAAGCTTTAAAAGATCAAATAAAGGCTCTAGAAACTCAAATGAAAATTGCAGATAGAGCT